ATTATCCAGAGGGCAGAACATTTGCAGAAGAAGTTATTGAAGAATGTGCCGCTTTCCCGTATGGTGAGAATGATGACTATGTCGATACGGTCACGCAAGCGTTGATGCGTTTCAGACAGTCTGGATTAATACAGTTACGAATGGACTATGAGGAAGAGCCTGTGAACAATACGAAGAGAATATTTTACTGATGAAATTATCGGACAACACCAGCATCTCACTTCCTGCACGTAACTTAATAGCAATCTTGGCTGCCGTTGCAATCGGCACTATGTCATATTTTTCTATAATTGAGCGCTTAAATAATATTGAAACAAAACTACAATTGATGGAAAAAGATTTAGAAGCAGCTAATGCTTTTATTGACGGTGTTCCCAAAGGCGATATGGTTTCACCTCAGATACAAGAGATTTATATGTTGGTCGAGTATTTATCGGAGAACGTAGACAAGCTCAAAGAACAAATGGAAGCAGAGATACCTATGATACTAAAGAACGATATGGTTATACAATTCCATGAGGAAAGATTAATAGATTTGGAGTCAAAACAAAATGGAGTCCATTAAAGTTGTATTTGCAATACTGATGATACAGAACGGTTCGACAATTGAGATGGTGCCGACGGAGGGTCTTAGCGACTGTCTTAAGCAGAAACGTATTATTTCTAGAAACATCGGAGAAGAACAGGATGGCATATACATGCAATGTAAAGAGGTCACGGCATCTCTCTACGAAGACATGGGCAGACTAAAGATAAAGAAAATTATAGAATGACAATGACAAAAGATATTCTCGACTGGTGCGAGAAATATCTTGAACCAAAAAACAAACACCTGGGCAACGTGCCTGTGTGTCCGTATGCGCGAACAGCACGTCTGCAAAACAAATACAGAATCCTAGAAGTGCATAACTGGGACAATTTTATTGAAACAATTGTTGAAGGCGTTGAGCTTGCAAAGTCTCCTGACATACAGATCGTGATCGTTGCTTGCAATGACATTCGCATGGAGCCTGAAGAACTGGCTGCAATCACACACGGCTACAACATTGTTTTTGTGCCACAAGATATCTATTTGATGTGCTTTCACCCAGAAGATGACGACGAGGACGAAGAGGTAGAGTTTCTGGACACAGGCGACTGGGGACCAGAGAACGAGTTCATGATGGTGCTGATACAAAAGTTTGACGAATTAGAAAAAGCTAGTGACAATTTACGCAAAACTGGATACTATGAGCACTGGCCATCAGATTATTATGAGGGTACAGTTTTAAAACGACAATCCTATAGGAGATACAGGAATGCCAAAACACAAACCTAAAAACAAAAAATCGTTTCCAGATTTATCTGGTGATGGTAAAACAACCTTTAAGGACATCTTGATTGGTAGGGGTGTCATTAAAAAGAAGAAGAAAAAGAAAACTTCTAAGAAAAAGAAAAACACTAAAAGGAGGGTGTAACTATGCCAGGAATGAAGAAAAAAGTAAAAAACGGCATGATGGGCATGAAGCGCGGTGGTGCTGTTAAAAAAGGTAAGAAAAAAGCTAAAAAGAAAACTATGAAAAAAAGAACTAAAAAAGCTATGGGCGGCATGATGAATAACAAAAGAGTTATGAAACGTGGCGGCGGCATGATGAAGAAAAAGGACATGATGTAATCATGACAAAACTCTGTCCCAGAGGCAAGGCTGCAGCAAAACGAAAGTTTAAGGTTTATCCTTCAGCTTATGCTAATGCTTATGCCTCTAAGATCTGTGCGGGAAAAATTAAAGATCCCTCTGGGGTAAAACGAAAAGACTTTCGTGGTAAGAAAGCCAAAGGCGGTTTAGTTGAAGCGACACAAAGATTAAAAGCGCAAGGCTTAAAAAACGGTGGACGTGTGAAGAAAAAATTTGTAGCACGCGGTTGCGGTGCAATCATGACAGGTAGAAAAAAAGTAACAAAGGTTGCTTAGATGTCTGGACACAAAGGACTAGACAAATGGTTCAAACAAGATTGGGTTGATATTGGCTCCAAGAAAAAAGGCGGGGGCTTTGCAAAATGTGGGCGTTCTAAACAAAAGAAAGACGCTAAAAGAAAATATCCAAAATGTGTGCCAAGAGCAAAAGCTAATCGAATGACAGAGAGCCAGAGAAAATCTGCTGTTTCTCGCAAAAGAGCGAAGGCACAAGGTGTAGGTGGTAAACCAACAAACGTTGCAACATTTAAGAAAAGAAAAAAGGCAGCTGATGGAGGATACATGGGTAGTTTTATTGATGTACAAATTCCAGAGGGCAAGGGCACATCCAGACGTATTGGTAATCCATCTGTTCGAAACTATTATAAATCACTTGGTATTATCTAATGACAATTAACAGATCTCAAATGCGGAAACAAATTTCTAAAGGTAAATCCAAAATTAAAAAAATTATTAAAGGCTTGTCTAAGGCATCAAAGACACATGCAAAACAAGCTAGAACTTTAAAAAGCGTTTTGAAAAATGGCAAAAGATCCAAAAGTCGGAACAGGTAAAAAACCAAAAGGTTCTGGCAGACGACTTTACACAGACGAGAACCCAAAAGATACTGTTCGTATTAAGTTTGCAACACCCGCCGACGCCCGTGCAACAGTGGCTAAAGTTAAACGGGTTAAGAAACCTTTTGCTCGTAAAATTCAAATACTGACAGTTGGCGAACAACGTGCTAAAGTGATGGGCAAATCACAAGTAGCTGGTATTTTTAAAAAAGGAAAAGAAGCTATTAGGAAAAGTCATGGCAAGAAAAAGGGATAAACAACCACCAAAAACTAAAAAGTATTTTAGGCCAACGAAGGCAGGCGCCGGCATGACAAAAGCAGGTGTCGCTAAATATCGGCGTGATAACCCAGGAAGTAAATTAAAAACAGCTGTTACGGGCAAGGTCAAACCTGGAAGCAAAGCTGCAAAGAGACGTAAATCATTCTGCGCAAGAAGTGCAGGACAAATGAAAAAGTTTCCAAAAGCTGCTAAAGACCCTAATTCTAGACTGCGTCAGGCCCGTAAACGATGGAAATGTTAGATGATTTATCGTGTAAACACTGCGGACACAACTGTCACTGCGGTAATGGAGGCTCGTGCAAAATCGAAGATTGTGGCTGCAATAACTGTGAACACAATGCTTTGGACGAGTTTTGGAGGAGACTAGATGCCACTGAACGAGAAGGGTAAGAAAATATTAAAATCCATGAAAAAAACTTATGGTAAAAAGAAAGGAAAGACTGTATTCTATGCTAGCATTAACAAGGGTAAGATTAAGGGCGTCAAACGCTCTAAGAAAAAGTAGTTTAGTATGAGACAGGATACTCGCATAAAAGATAGTCGCGCAGGAATAGGCAGCATGCGAATGGCACGTGGTGACGATGAAGAGATGAAAGTCCCTACTGACATGATTGATGATCCAAGCGGAATGTTTGAAACAGATCCAATGGAATTACGTGAAATGTTAGAAAGCGAAGGAATGTTAAGAACAGCTGACGCTGGCACAATAGAATATTTAAAACAAATTTATAATCAATTAGATGATATGAACCAACTACCAAGTGAATATTTGGGCGAGGAAGGTTTTAAAAAATTCGTAATCGAGCAAGGCGAAAATATTTTACAAGCTGCTCGCGAAAGAATGCCAGACAGGGACCAAGGCATAGCATCATTGAGGGCGTAACATGGCTATAGACAGGGAGATGCCGCTCAAAGAACAAATGAAGTTCGACATCAGAGCGCAAGAAGTAGATATTATGGAAGGTGATCCGCAGCTTGATGCTGACGGTGGTGCAACAATAGACTTTGGTTCACCTCAACCAATGATGGGCGGACACAACGAAAACTTAGCTGAGAACATGAATGATGGCGATCTTGAAATGATCGCAAGAGAGTTGTCTGATGCATACGAGGGTGACAAAGAATCAAGAGGTGATTGGTCGTCAACTTATGCAGAGGGGCTAGAACTTTTAGGCATGCAGTATGAAGATCGAACAAATCCTTTTCCTGGTGCATCTGGTGTATCTCATCCATTGCTTGCAGAATCAGTCACACAGTTTCAAGCACAATCTTACAAAGAATTATTTCCTGCAGGCGGCCCTGTAAAAACACAAATTATGGGTGCTATCAGCCCGCAAGTGGAGCAACAATCACAACGTGTAAAAGAGTTTATGAATTTCCAACTTACCCACGTCATGGAGGAATACGAGCCCGAACTAGATCAAATGCTTTTTCATCTCCCCCTATCTGGTTCGGCGTTTCGTAAAATATATTTTGACAACACTTTAGGCAGACCTGTTTCTAAGTTTGTCTCATCAGAAGATTTGGTTGTGC